GCTGCTTCTTTGTCAAATTCTTTTTCTTGATTCATATTTTAATATTAAAAGTTTAAGTGTTTTTTGCAACTAGTTTAAACAAAAAATCCATATACTACTACTCACCATTATTAGGCTTTCATGAATATATGGATTTTTTTAAACTAATCTTTAAGAGAAATTACTTTAAATCTCTTCCCGCATGTGTTACAGCCACTGCTATAGAAGAATGAATTGATTCAAGATGATTTACAATTACCAAGTAATCCTTGATACGACCATCCAAATCCTTATCTAATTCTACAGCTACTTTACGAACCATGTCTTCTACGAAGACTGGATTTTCATACATCAATTCTGTTTGATAGGCTTCATCTACTCGCTTGAGAGCATTTACGATCGGAGCCGAAGCACTGCGTTCTACTGCTAGAACCAATTCTTCAAACCAGTATACTTTATCAGCATCTGCTCCTGCTTGAGTTAGCTCTACAGTAACATCTGCATAGGATTGCTGATTATGTGCTCCATAATCTGAGATCTCCTTGGAACATGGACACAAAGAAGCGTAAAGTACATTGGCATGTAGATAAAACTTCTTCTCTCCATTTACCAAACGACCTTCAAAAGATCCTTGATAATCCATATGAGAAACTACTTTAGAAACTGGAGCTTCTTTCTTCAAGAAGTAATCAAACTTGATCTTGATATAAGCATTTTGGCTCTTTAGGCGAGATTTACATTCATCCAAAAGAATATCCATGACTTCATCAATTCGATGAGACTTGTTAGCTAGAACTTCTTCTACAAGAATACGGTAACGGCTCATGTTAGTTCCCTTTACTTCTGGCGTCAAATCTGTATACATACTGATGATAGCCTTAGTAGGGTTAATGGTTCCATCTTGGCGAATAATCTCCATAGGAACTACAATATTACGGGAACCTACCTTAGGAATATACTTCTTAGGAAATCCATCAACTGTGTTTTGAATGTCGGGAATGTCGGCGTTGGTTTTAATGCGTGGCATAAGTTTTGTTAATTTAGAATATAATATTTTGTTTAGATATCTCGCAGAATTACAGATCTTTGAGAATATCGGAAATGCGATCACTGACAGAAGATTCTGTTTCTTCATTGTGTGTTTCTTCTGGTAATCTACTGGGGTTGGTTTTGGATGTGTAGGTCTCTACTTCAAAATCATCTTCCACAACTGGAGAAGTCTTTGTAGTGGATGTAGATTCTACTTCCCCGAGAAAATGTTGAGTAAACAATTTTTGAATGTCATCATAAGACTTGTGTTCAAAAATTCCATCCAAATCCTTAATAGATTCATAAATTTCATCTATATCTGGTTCTCCTGGAAGAACACTTGCTGGTACAAATTTAGAGGAAACATAGGTAGGATAACCTCCTTCATTTTCTTTAACAGAAATGCGAAGATTGCATCCTTTTTCTGAAAGATCAAAAATCTTTGAACCAAAATCATCTGCATCATCACCTGAGATTGCTGCAGTAACAATTTCATTCAATTGCTTGCCGAAGCGAATGATCTTAACTTGACCATTATTCTCTGGATTGGTAGGATCTGAAATTACATAAGCATTAATTAGCCAATTTTCATTGCGCTTAACTGGCTTAATGCGTTCAATTTCTGCCTTATCTTGTGTGCGATAAATCTTAGAACGATATTCATCGATAGGGCATCGCTCTCCATAGGTACATGGACATAGTGTAGAAGTTAATTGATTGGTAATAGCGCTATTCCACAAGTGATGGTAGTAATGAAATACTGTACGTTCTGGGTTTTTTAGGTTTGGAATTAACCTGACCAGGTAGTTCTTTCCGATTTCAAGCTTCATGAAATCACGGAAACCGGAGGATTCGGATGATGATTTTTTGTTTAGTGCTTCTTTGATGGAATCGAATAGGTTGGATGTGTATTTGCTCATGTTGGTTTGTATTTTAATATTAGTTGTTTTTAGGGTTTAGTCAATGTTTGGTTGATTAAATTGCGTATTTTGTTGGTTGCTTGTTTTACTAGGTTTTTGGTTTGGGAGGAGTTGTGATATCGGTATTTAAAAGTAGAAAAATTATCTACTAAATTAGGCACCCATACATCAAGGTCTTCTTGATTATATTTACTAAGATCTGGTCCTAATTCCATTATACTATAGATGCTAATGAGGTGTTGACGATAGTCATTTATCCACACTGGACATAAGTCTTCTCGTTGTTCTATATAATCATCTAAAGAGAGACGATTATCAATACAAAAATTGGCTATATGAGAAAAACTGGATTTGATAAATTCGATCTGATTATCTGGAGATTGATTTTCTTGTTGCTTCAAGAATAGTGTATAATTTTTAATTGCTACTCGCGAGATAAAAAATTTTAATGGAGGATAACTTTCTTCAGGATGCAAATGTCTAGTAGCAGCAAAAAATTCATCTATTCTAATATGTTTGAATTTTTCAAAAAACTGATGAAGCCTGACTAATAGAGAAGAGGTTTCTAGAGGAATATCCTCAAAATTTTGACGTGGTTTCCAAGCTTGTCCAAAGCGGGAATATTTTAAAAAGGTGTTATAGATTTTCTGTTCCTTTTCGTGCATTTTGTTTAAATCTAAATATTTTCTTATAAATGTTCGGAGTTAAACTTAAATATGTTTTAATTATATTTTGCAAATTGTAATCTCCGAGCAACTCAAAAAGTATTTTTTGTGTCTTCTTATCATCAACTAAATGTTTGAGGAAAGCAAGGTGATTTAATTTTTTATTTTTGGCAATACAAACAAAAGAGCCAAATTTTAAAACAATATCTTCAAATTCAGCAAGATCTGTAGCATCTTGGGGTCTTAGTAGCTCTTCGATTTGTTGAGAAGAAGTAATGATCATAACTTGCTATTTAGTGGGGATAAATTCTTTGTCACTTCCATAAACAAGGGAGTGATTTTACCACCACCAGCGTGTCGATGACCTCCACCTTCACAAATTTTTTCTGCAAAATTTCCGACATCTATCGGATCTTCAAAGGTATGTTGTCTGATACAGATCTTTTCAGATTTAGAATTGATAAAAAACAGAATGTCAGGCTTGTATGTTTGAGCAATGACATCTAAAAGACCACTAGTAAACTTTTCTCCCATAGCAGCTATGACTTTCTTTTTCTTGGATCCAAAATTTACATATCCTTCATACACCGGCAATTTAGAAGCATCTTCCCTAGCTGATTGTTTTAAAAATGCTATGTGTTTTTTCTGAGCATTTGTAAATGGTTTAAATCCATCATAATAATCTTTGATGAATTTAGAAAAATTATTTTTATATTCAGACCAAAACAATAAATTTAAATCATAAGATTCTGGAATGTTTAATCGATAACAATCATAATCATCTGCCAGAGCGATGAGAGTTTTTTGAGCATCTGTTCTGATCGGAAATTTATCTCCTTTAAAAATTTGAGCCATTAAAAGAGCATTAGAGGTAATTTCTTTATGAATAATTTTAGCCTTCTTAAATCGAGGAATAAAATTTAAAGAAGTTTCGTGATGATCTATAAACGTTACATGATCCAAATCAGTCTCTGGCAAAAACTCTTCTCTCAAAGCTAGATCTAATATAAAAGTTTTAGAAGGATTATTAACACTTTGTACCCCATTTTTAAGTTTGTCCATCTCCATGTTATTGATGGCTTGATAGGTTATGCAGGATCCTGGGAGGGCCCACATCAATGCTAGCAAACTTACAGCTCCATCTAAATCATTGTGAGTATATGCATTGATGCAATTCATATCTCCCATACTAACCATTAACTCATTCATTGTCCAGAGATTCTAAGGCTTTCAAGGTATCAGATATACTGCCTAGGTTGGAATTAGAACCTGGTAGATTGGTTCTCGGAAGTGCAAAAGAACTAGACACACTATCTGGATCTCTTAAGGTTAAAGTTGGATAATCAATTTCTAATACTGTATGACATTCTCGTGGTCCAAATCGGTTCTTGGTAATACCCATATGAATGATACCTAATTCAAAATCCTCTTCTTCAGTCCAAATAGGAAACTGAGCATCTGCGGTGTGTGCTAATCCCATAGATTCGCTCATGGTTTCTAACCCCGGATTGGCTTCTCCATAAGCACTTCTATTGGTTTGTGTAGCTGATATCACCGGACAACTAAAGTAATAAGACAAAGCTCTAACCATTTCTGTAATGTCTTTTACAGCTTCATAAGAATTCTTTCCACGTTCTGGAGGAGCTAGAAGATTGATGTAATCCAATACAATAGCATCCGGTTTAATACCCTTTCTGAATAGTCTTTCAATATAGGCTTTAATCTGTAGTGGAGTTACCGACTTAGGAGGAAATTCCTTAATAATAAGTTTGGCTTCCTTGTGTTTTAATTTGTATCCATTCAAACAGTTTTTTAACGGTTCTATTTGCATGGACAAATCATTCATTGGAATTTTGGATAATTGAGCCGAAATACGCTTAGCATATACTTGCTCAGACATTTCTAAAGAAATTAGAATGACAGTTTTGTTTTGGCTTAATATGTTGGTAGCAATGTTGCCCAGAAAGATAGATTTACCTACATTAGTAACTCCATAAAAGACATATAAAGCTCTTCCTTCGGTTAAAAACCCTCCTCCAATTCGCTCATCTAACCATTTCCATCCAGTGGAAATTGTCTTAGAGGTTTTTTGCAATTCTTTGCAGTGTGTGTCAATTTCTTCTAGATAATCAAACCCCCAATTTTCAATTAAATTAATATTACAAGCCTTTTCAAATTGTTCTAAAATTTTTGATGTATCTATCTCACCTGATTGAACTTCTATAGAGGTTTTAAGAGCTGTGTTGTATACAGCCTTTTCTCTAAAAAATCTTTCTGTATTTTTAAGTAAAATTTCTTTGTCGTAATTCTTATCTATATCTGAAAAAGACATAGCAACTTCTTTAAGAGCTTGTCTTTTTTCTGGTTCTATCATGTGAACCTTGAGTTCTGTAATGTTAGGCGCTTTGTGATAGGCTCCGAAATATAGAGCTAAAGATTCAAATACTGCTTTAATATTTTTTGTCTCAAAATAAGACGGTTTGACATGTTCTATGATAGCTTCTAGATAAGAAGAATCGGTCAACGCATTATATATCATCAATTTTTCAAAGAGAATTAAATCGATCGGTAGAGAAGACTTCATTTAAAAAGTATAAAGGCCATTGAAGGGAAGATCAATGGCCTTTATGGGGTTTATAATGTTAAATTTACTCAGAATAAATTGCTGAATTCTCTGCATGCTCCCACACTTCTACTTTGTTTACCCAACAACGATCATGTGTAAGATCTCGAATAAATTTATTGGAGACCTTAAAACACCATTCTGCAGTTTTCTCAATACCAACTCCTTCCATGATACGAAGATCACACCCACCTGTATCATGAATGGTCTTGAATATTGGCAGCAGAGGATCTGCAGAATCTATGCAAAGAGTGTGATCAAATTGTTCTTGTAGAATTTTTTTAAGATCTTTCAATCCTCCAAAATCTACAGACCAATTCTTGTCATCTAGCTCCTTACAGCCAAACCAAAGCTTGGCTTTTAATTGATATCCATGAATAAATTTACAATGAGAATTTGCTTTCCATTGTCTAAATGCACAGCTGCCCAATTCAATTACTTTGGTGGATTCAAATTGACTTTTTTCTAATAAAATACTCATTTTTTATTCTTCTGTGGTCTCTTCGTCTTCTTCTATTTCTGGAGAAGTATCTTCTTTTTTATATTGCAATTCTTGTTGAAGCTTGTCTTCTAGAAGAGGAAGAATTTTATCCCAAATTTCTTCATTATCTCTCCATACCTTATAATATCCTAATTTGGTACCATCTGCCAAGGCAAATGTTGCTCCATTTTGAATTACAATACCATAACCAACAGCCATGTCCAACAGACCAGAATACTTTGCCAATCCGGTCTTAAAGTTCAAATACATCTCTGTTTCCATGAAAGGAGGTACTACTCGATTCTTGGTTGTAAGAGCTCGAAGAGTTACACCGTTGATGTCTTTAGACATCGGTGAAGTATCTTCCACAGCATCCCGACTACCAGAAGACCCTCCACTGGTTTTTTCATTCTTTACAGACATCTGTACAAGCACAGAAGACATATACAAAGGACCAGAACCACCAGACTGTTGCTTGACCAAAGATGGAAACATGGCAGCTGGGTTGTCGTAGACATGATTGGAAAAAAGAATGGGTACATCTGCTTTAGCTGCTTTATGAGTTAATACTCTTAACATACTCTTCAATCCCTTGGCTCTAGTTCCCATGTCCATGGCTTCCTTGCCAGCAGCAACGTCTGCCATTTCTTTTGTAGAAACAAGATTACCAAGTGAATCAATGGAGATAATAAATTGACCATTTAATTTTTTAGCAATTACAGAATCTAAGAATTGGCTAATTTGGTTACGACATTGTTCTACAGTTTCAACCGGACAATATTTTACCTTGGAGGTATCCATGCCCATATTCGTAGCACTTTTATCATCTACAGCATTTTCTGTATCAAAAATAACTACATAGCGACCAGCTTTTTGAGCATTAGCTAAAATACGATTAATGATATAGGTTTTACCACAAGAGGTAGGACCACTAAAACCAATAATACGACCAGAAGGGACTCCCCCTTTTTTGAGGGAGCCACTAATGATTGCATTAAGAGCCATAGAGCCAGTATCGATAAAAGAACTAATATTGGAAAGAGCAGATTCATTGAGGAATGTTGCATCGGGATTAAGGTCATCTAAAACCTTAAACGCAGCTGCTACATCCGGATTACTAAGCTTCTTTTTAGACATATTATTCTTCAAATAGATTAATTACTGGAGAATTGTTTTGTTGCTGAGGAGTTGGCTGACCTTGTGGAGGTACAAAAGTATTCGCTGGATTAAACATTTGCAAATACTGAGCTTGAAGGCGAAAATCTAAAGCAGAAATACTGGTGGGTGTAATTTGATTTGTATGATAGTCAAAGATTACAGCTTCTGATTTATCTGCCAGGAATTCTTTAAAAAATGTAGGAAAGAGCTGAATAGACAAACGTCCATCCTTTTCTGGAACAACATTCAAAATTACAGGGTTTTTTACTCTCCAGGTAGTGTCTGTTTTTTCTACCAATTCTCCGACGATAGTGCGTCCCACGAAGTCGAGGAACACGGTGATGTTATTGTTGGTTTCACTCATATGATTGATTTATACTAAACTAATTTTACTGGTTTTCAACTTTTTGTTTTTTAATTTTTGTTTGTTTTGGTTTAAAGTTTTCTTCGTGTGTTTTTTTAATCTCTTCTGTTAAATTTTCTATTGCCTCTACATTTACTGGAGTTAATGCAGCAGCAATAAATGGAAACATATCAAAGAAAATTTCTTTGATTTTTTCAGCAATTTCACGATGTTCTTGTTGAGTATCTGATTTGGTTCTCAACAAGATATAATGAATCCAAGACCTCACAGAACCGGTCATATACAAGACTGTCTGAGTACATAAAGGAAGTACCTTTCGAGCACTTTCTCTAGCCGCACCCTTTTCTAACATCCAGGTATATAATTCTACACTATCTAACAAATGTTTACGTATTCTTTCATTTTCTTGTGGCTCTAAGTCTAAAATTTCTGTACTAGATTGTCTATTTTTATCAGCTTGTTTGCGAACATCAAAAGATTCTAATCCAAACGCAGGACTATATCTTTGGCTAAATTCTTGAAAGGCAAAACTTTTGTGTCTAATAATTTGAGCAGAGATATCTCTGCTAGTTTGGATTTCAAATGTCACCGAACATTGTTCAAAGATAGACCAATGTTCATGATCTATGCAATATTTTAACAACTTTGGAGCTGTATCTAAATTTAATTGGTTGTCTGGATTGGATACGCGAGCACAATATACGATAAATTCTTCTGCGGTTAAGAATCGTAAATTATCTTCGGTGCGAACTAATGGCTGGGTTATTGCTTGTAAGGTTACTTTCATAGTAGTGTGGAAAAAAGTTCTATATTTTCTTTAATTAATATTCTTTGAACAAGGTCAACTTCTGCATCATATACATCTACCATCTTGTTATGAATTTTGCTGTAAGTTGATTCTATATTTTTATAAGATTTACCAAAAAATCCGGTCATAACTGGATGAGATGTATCAATGCTTTCCACTCCTTCAAAATGTGTTTCAAATTCTGTAGGAATACCACAACCTAATAAATGATGTGGTTTGTTTTTATTCCACACTCCTCTGGAGATTAAACTTTTTATCAAATGATTTCTTCCACTAGCATATGAGGTTGGTTTGGCTACTGTTTTTTCAAACTCTAGTGTATATTCTGTATCTTTCCAGTAGGGATTATCTTTCCAATCTTCTGAATGGTTATCCCAAAAATAATCATACCCAAAACTTACAGCAATCTTATCACATTCTTTTTCCATAAATTGATATGCATTTATAAATTCTCTATAGGTTCTTCCTTGTAAGACACCTATGCGTTTGCCTTTTAATTTAGTAAGGTCAAATAATTCTGAAAATGCTTTAAACGATCTTAGATTGTCTTCATAATCTTGCCATACATCAGGAACAATGTATTCATCTGGCTGAATTTCTTTAATCCAATTGTAATACAATTCTGGATTAAACGCATGTCCAAGTTCAAACAAGCTACAATCCATAATGATGTATCGTCCCTTTTCTTTAGCTTCTCTAAAGTATTCTAGGTATTTGGGATCTTCTTCCAAGAGATGTACGAGACAGTAATCATAGTCTGTCATTTGCTGTACCTCTCTCATAATCATATAAGGAGCTTCATGAGCAATTAATGGTTTTTTCATAAAAATATTATTGGAAAAGATCAAATAAATCTGTTTGAACCTCTCTGCCTGGTGTTGGTAAAATCCAACCTACTCCATCATAGAACCGTTGAATAGGTGGTGCAAGTATTTTTTCAAACATAAATTGGTAATTCAATCCAACTACTTCTTTCAGTTCTGGAGGATAACTTTCATTAAATCCCATCACTTTATAATTGTAATTGTTACGTGAAGTATAAAAGTATTTGATCTTTCTTCCACTACCAATTGGTTCATACTTGTGTTCCAATTTTAATTTCTTAAGAAGATTGTTATAACTAATACCAGCTTTAGGTCCAATAGGTGTACCTTTACCAGTCTGCCCCATCTCTCCTATCCGAGCCTCATACTTTTCATAATCTGAAATTTTACTGCGAATCGAAGCATCTTCTATTTTAAAAGTACAAAATTCATCATAAGCCTTGCGAAAGATTTCATCTGCTTTCTTTTTATCTTGAGCTAACATCGCATTTTCAATCACTTGCATGATTAAATTTTTAACTGGCCGAGAAATAGTGGAGCGAGCCACCTCTACTCCTACATACTTGAAAGGTTTCTTAGGAATCTTGCCTTCTTGTTCTATAACATGTAGGATATATCTCTTCTTTTCTTGAAAGAACGCTACATCACATACAGCTTCTTGCTTGAATACAAAGCGTGGATCTATGGATTTGAGTTCTGCTGCTGCCCATTCAATAATTCTATCATTGAGGTATACATCAATCTCCGCCAAAACCTCTCGAGCTTTAGATGTAAGCCTATTGTTTTCTAAAAGTTTAGCATTTAATTTAGACAAAATTGGAGCAATGCTGAAGTAACAGCTATCCGTGTCACCATAAATGTATATTTTTTTCTTATCTTCTGTAACTCCTTTGTCTTTTGCAAATTGATATGCGATCTCTGATGCTTGTTTTGCTACTGCTTGGCCTGTCAATGTGATGCTGGCCGAGTGATCTATGTCAAATA